GCTCTCTCCGAAAGAAGAGCAAGAATAATGGCGAGTTGAAATTCACTAACGTATTAGCAGCTATGCAGCGCGAGGAGAATGGCGAACGGTTTGGCGATGACCCAGCAGTGGATCTCAGCCAGCCATCAACCGACCCTGGTCCGCGTCAGATAGTCGGAAGGATGATTGAGTAAATGGCTACTATTTCGAGGCGTAAAATAAACAATAATTTGGAGCGGGAGCTGGCGACTGGGATGATCGTGAGTACCCAAGTCCTCCAGAACATCCAGCAGATTTGGGATCCCGAACTCATCAAGGTTCAATTCGTCCAGACGGTGTGCCATTGGTGCCTCGAGTACTATAATCGCTATGAGACAGCGCCCGGACAAGAGATCGAACGCATCTTTGAGCACTATGTCCGGAAGGGTCTCGACGACGATATAGCTGATCCACTCGATGATTTTCTCAAGGAAATTTCTGACGAGTACTCCAGAGCTGACAAATTCAATGCAGAGTATCTGTGCGATCGGATTGAGGCTCGCTTCCGAGAGAAGGCGATGGAGAACCTCATCGACGACATGACCACACACATCGAGAACGGGGATGTGCCAGCCGCTGAGAATCTCATGGTCTCCTACAGACGCCCCAACAGACACACCACCGAGGGAGTCAGTGTCTTTGAGGATAGGGACGCAGTGTGGTCTGCCTATGCAGAGACTCAGAAACCCCTCTTCAAGTTCCCTGGGTTCCTTGGACGCCTGATGAACAACCAATTCAAGCGGAAAGGCCTCGTGTTTTTGATGGGTCGCGCGAAGATCGGGAAGACTTGGCACCTCATGGAGATCGCTGTCAGGGCTGCCAGGGCCCGCTGTAACGTGGCTTTCTTCTCGATCGGCGACATGGATCAAGATGAGATGATGCTGCGACTAGGGTGTCGTATTACCGGGCGTAGTCCCGATCCGAATTACTGTCATGAGGTCTTGATACCTGTGATGGACTGTGCTCACAACCAAGATAACACCTGCGATTTAGAGCAGCGGACTTGCCAAGTAGGCATTGAGGGCGCTGTGCTCCCAATGGATGCGCCAAAAGAGTATGTCCCCTGCGCAGAGTGTTCTGAGTGTGACTTCAAAAAGTATGAGGGTAAAGTCTGGTACCGACAACGTGATGCGGTAGAGCCACTCAACAAGCGCGATCATATGAAAGCCAATAAGAAATTCATGGGGCGGTACAAAGGCAAGCAGTTTCGCCTCTTCACACGAGCCAATAGCACAACCAATGCCCAGTGGATCCAAGATCAGCTCGACACTGTGGAGCATTATGAGGGGTGGGTACCAGACGTGATCGTTCTCGACTACGCTGACTTGCTCGAGCCTCTCTCCAATGACATCAACAAACAGACTCGCGACCAACGCAATAACAATCTGAAATTCCTACGCAAGATCGCTCAGGAGAGATCCTGTCTGATCGTCTCAGCTACTCAGGCTGACACCGATGGCCAAGATGCATTCATCCTCACCCGGAAGAACTTCAACGAAGACAAGCGCATCCTCGACCACGTCACAGCCTTATTCGGCCTCAACCAAACCGACGAAGAGAAAGCCAGCGGGCTCATGCGGATAGGTACCATCCTACTCCGTTCTGGGAACTTTGATACCCGCGCTTTGGCTACTGTTTTACAGTGTTTGGAGGCTGGCAGACCCTATCTATCGTCGTTCAAATACACATGGCCAAAGAAAAAAGATAAAAAATAAGCGACGCGAACTGAAGTGAGAATCTATATAGGGTATGAGAGGTGACATTATGACGAAGAAAAATAAAATCAAATACGACCGTGAGACGATGCAAAGAGTCGCTACGGATATGAATATTGTTTTGGGGTTGGATCCGTTCATCCAAACGACAGACGATAAAGACCACGTCGACGAAGAGGGGAAAAAGGATTGGCTGGATAACATGAGCATGAGAGCTCTGATCATCCACGAGGGATCCGATGTGTTCTGGGATGACAACCTGCAGGATGAGACGTGGGAAGTCCTAGCGGGTATGGAAACTGCCAAAGGCGCACTTACCGAGCGTAACAAGAAGCAGCAGTATCAGCCAGAGGATGGCATCGTGGAGCAGCTACAGGCGGACAAAGACGCCAAGGATGCAGCAGCGAAGAAAGAGGCAGAGAAGAAAACCGCTGCCAAAAAGACTGCTCCGAAGGATGAGCCAGACCCTGGCGCACCACCTCCCAACCCAGAAGCTGCTTTCAAGCGGGCGACTGCTGGTAAGCCGTCAGAAGATCCCACACCCCCGGTAGAGCCTCCGGAGCCCGTGGTGAACACTGACAAGGATCCACCGCATGTAGACCCCTCAGCACGGTTCAGCAAGCGCGGACGCACCTACAGACGCATAGACTCGATCGCAGAGGCTATCCGTGACTACTCTCCCGCGACACCTGAGAAACTCGCGTTGATTGCAGACAAACTCTACTCGAAGAAAGGGAGCCGTCCGACCACTAAGAAAGGCGCTGAGTGGCCTCTCGATAATGTCTTCCCATTGCTGGAGTCATTGGGACTGCTCGAGTATCACCCTGGCGATAAGATCACCGTTAAAGGTGTGAACATTGGGGATGATCAAGAGGGATGAGCTCTGAATCGCGCTCATTCGGAGCACTAATCAGAGCATGTGGGAGAGTGATCGTGGCTCTATTTCGTGTATTAAAGCATCCAGATTTCTGGCGGCACAGGAGGACTAGGTAATGGCTACAGGCTTCTACAAGGGGGACGCACAAGGTTCTCTGGGGATCGTCGAGGAGTTGGACCTCGCAAAGGACGTCCCTATGTCCCCCGCCTGTGGCCGGTGTGGCTACCTCAAAGGCAAGCTGTCTCCGCCAGTGAGTGTGGAGGGCAGTGGTGCGAAGGGGATTATGATCCTGGTAGATAGTCCATCGTGGAAGGCTCGGAGCAAGCTGGAGGCTATGCTCGACGATGCTGGTATCGATATGGCGGAGGATGTTTGGATCGTCCCATCGATCGCCTGCAGCCCACCACCTACCAAGGGAGTTACTCAGAGCAAGGTCACCTACTGCCGGCCCACCGTCTGGAAATTCATCAACGAACACAAGCCGAAGATGATTATCCCCATGGGATCCGCTGCCATCACCTCACTGCTCCAGCATCGACTCAGTCTGCGCAGTGGTAAGGACTCACAGTTCGGGACATATCGCTGGAGAGGCTGGGCGATACCTGATCAGGACTTGAAAGCGTGGGTATGTCCTACGATGCATCCGGACGACGCGACCAACGACGACGCTGTGGAGCGTGCTCAGAAGCATATGGGGGATGACTTGCTCCGGGCTCTTCCCTATCTGGATAAGCCAGTCCCCGATCACAGTGTCACCGTTGAGTCGATGACAGATCCATACGTCATTAAGAAGGTGCTCCAAGAGATCATCAGAAACCCACCTAAGTCGATGGCCTTCGATCTGGAGACCACTGGTATTAAACCTCACCGCAAGGGCCACAAGATCAAGTGCATAGGCCTCAGTATGCATCACAACACAGCTATTGCATTCCCGATGATGCCGGAGATAGAGGTGTTACTCCGTGCGCTGTTCACCGATCCGCGTATCCGCTTCATCGCCCACAACATGAAATTCGAGGGCTGTTGGATCCGTGAGATGCTCGGAGTAGACGTGGCGAACTTCACCTGGGACACCATGCTCGCTGCCCATTGTCTCGATAACCGTAGCGGGATCACAGGCCTCAAGTTCCAGGTAGCCGTAAACTTTGGCGTCTTCAACTACGATGAATCGTGTGCAAAGTTCCTATGGGCATCAACGGAGGAGGAGGATGCCCATGGCGCCAACGCTATTAACAGAATCGATGAGGCTCCAATGGATGATCTGTTGGGGTATGTGGGGATGGATGCGGGACTTACCAATCGTCTATCCATGGTTCAAAAAAGACAGTTCGGAGCATGATATGAAAACTGATGAAACTAAAGGCGAGTATCCCAAGATCCAAAGCGTGTTCCTACGCGATCCAGCTAATCGGATGAAAACATTTCTCATGGGCGAATACACGACCCCTGAGTTCGAGTATCTGGCAGACCTGTACTGGCTCTGGACGGAAAAAGTCGACGGCACCAATGTTCGAGTTCAGCTATATCCAAATCATGGCGCTGTTTTCAAAGGCCGAACTGAGACCTCTGAGTTACCTGACCCACTGGTGGCGGCCTTGAATAAGCTTTTCATTGGCGAAGAGGCTAACGAACGCACTCACAAGGCGTTCCCCTACACAGAACCGATCACCTTATATGGGGAGGGATACGGCCCCAAGATCCAGAAAGGCGGGGGGAACTACCGCAAAGATCCTAGTTTCGTTTTGTTCGATGTGAAGGTTGGAGACTGGTGGCTCAAACGTACCGACGTTGCTGATGTGGCTTTCAAGCTAGGGCTGGGCGTCGTACCGGTGGTTAAGGTATGCAACATCGCTGACGCTGTGAAGGTGTGCGAAGATGGGTTCCGATCCACCTGGGGCGACTTCGTTGCGGAGGGTCTCGTTGGAATACCACTGGCACCTATGTTCGCCCGTAACGGTGACAGGATTATCACTAAGGTCAAATGCAAGGACTTCGGGTGAACGAGAAACCGATTTTATTCAATACCGAGATGGTAACTGCAGTCATAGCAGGGCGTAAGACGACGACACGCCGCGTCATCAAGCCACAACCCAATGGCCGTCATCGACATATTCAGATGGAGTATGGGTACCTTGTGGAGAGTCTCTATGAGCGAGGCCTACATCGCACCGTCCAGAAAACGACCTGTCCCTATGGCAAAGTGGGCGACCAGTTGTGGGTACGAGAGAGGTTCTGTGTAGGTGCTATAGCGTGTGGCGATCACATCGCACCAGACCGAGAGCCGATCTATGTTGGTCAATGCGATGGCGATAATGATTACATCTTTTACGAGCAAGCACTGAGCGCGGGCTGGGGTATGGATGATGTGAAGTGGAAACCATCGATCCACATGCCCCGCAAGGCATCGCGAGTCCAGCTCGAAGTCACTAGGGTCACGGTTGAACCACTCAAATCCATCAGCTCCGGAGAAATTGTGGAGGAGGGTGCGGGCTTCACCCAGGCTGAGGAGGATGCACTATACGTGGATTGGGAGAAGTCCGAGCATGTGGGAAAATTGGAAAGTCTGGATGGTTGGATGGATTTCAAGCTACACGAAAAATGGCGCAATCTCTGGAACTCCATCAATAAGGCTCGTGGCTTTGGTATGCATGTGAATCCCTGGGTGTGGGTTGTCTCATTTAAAGTCTTGGAGATCAAATGCGCAGACTAAGATCCATCACTCCTATCTCTATCGAGGGCTACAACCTTTTCCACGAGGGGACTCTCGCTCTCATGGACATCGAGCGCCGTGGCTGGCCTGTGGATGTGCCGTACCTCGAGAAGACTACCGAGTGGGCTGGTAGAGAGATCAAAAAGAAACTCAAAAAAATTAATCAGCACAAAGAGATCGACGTTTGGAAAAGCCTCTACGGGAATGAGTTCAACATCGATTCAGATGATCAGCTCCGAGTAGTGTTGTTCGACAAGATGGGACACACGCCTAGCATCCTCACCAAGAAAGAGAAGCCGAGCACATCAGCCGAAGCCCTCGAGCTACTCAAAGTCCCATTCGTCAAAGACCTGATCGGGTACCGGAAGCTCCGGAAAGTCAAGGTGACATACCTCGACGGTATCCTCAGAGAGCAGGTAGGTGGGATCATCCACGCGTCTTTCGGTCTGAGTCAGATCAAAACCTTTCGTAGCCGCTGTGGTAATCCAAACCTCCAGAACATCCCAGCCCACGATGCAGCGATGGCAGAGCTCGTCCGAAAGGCTTTCAGAGCGGACCCCGACTGTATGATAGTAGAGGTCGATTATAGTGGCGCTGAGGTCCGTGTGGGCTGTGGCTATCACTTAGACCCTACGATGATCGACTACGTTCTGGATGACTCGACTGACATGCATCGCGATATGGCAGCGGAGTGCTACTACCTCGAGGAGTCCGACATCACCAAGCCACTCAGGAACTCTGTAAAGGGCGATTTCGTCTTCGCAGCCTTCTATGGATCCTTCTACAAACTGATGGCTCCGAAGCTCTGGAAGTCTACCGGGGATCTCCAGACAGTGGATGGGCAAGCTCTCCGGACTCACTTGCGCGAGCACGGTATCAAAGGCGTCAAGAGTTTCACCAAACACATCGGCAACGTAGAGAAGGATTTCTGGGAGGAACGCTTCCCAGTGTATGCAGATTGGAAAGATCATTGGTACCAGGACTACTTGATCAAGGGATATGCGGACATGCTCACAGGCTTTCGCTACAGTGGCGTGGCTAAACGCAATGAGGTAATCAATGCACCCATTCAGGGCAGCGCCTTCCACTGTCTCCTGTGGGCTCTCAACCGCACACACGAGGAACTCCCTACGATCAACCCACGTAATAGGATCCTTGGGCAAGTCCATGATTCGCTGATCCTCAACGTACACCCGAAGGATAAGGACGATGTGTTGGCCTTGGTAAAGGAGATCAGTACTGAGCGAGTGCGCAAGCATTGGGACTGGATCAACGTACCGATGGAGATCGAGGCAGAGGCATCGCCGGTCGATGGTACTTGGTTCGATAAAACTGAAATAGCTATATAACAAAACAAGAAAGAAGGAGTACGAAAATGGCACAAGCCCTAGGAATAAAAAAGGGACGCGTTACTAAGTCCAATCAACAACGAGTGGCCGAAAATGGTTCGCTCGACACACTGGCTCTCCCAGCAGGGGTAGAAGTGTGGGACTGTAAAGAAGGCAAGCAGCTCATGGATATCCTGTGCTACTTGGTTTCTATTGAGAACCATCCGGAGGAGGGCATCATGCCCGGTGATCTCTGGTATGTGGCCTCGTATTGGATGCATCGCAAGGTGGGTCCAGACGGTAAAAATATTGTGTGTCCAAAGCGGACCTACAATAAGAAGTGTCCAGTCTGCGAAGATGTGGCCCGCTTGGATCGTGATGAGGATGCTGATGAGGATCACATCAAAGAACTCAAGGCGAAACTGCGCGAGTGCTTCAACGTCAAGGATCCAAACGACCCAGACAAGCGTTACATTCTGGATCAATCGCCATTCTGTTTTGGTGAGCTGCTCGAGACTGAGCTCGCTGATGAGGACAACGATGCTGACAACTTCGCGAACTTGAATGACGGAATGATGTTGAAACTCCGTTGGAAGATGGTGAAAAATAAGTTCAAGTTTTTGCAGATCGACAAGATCGAATTCGGCAAGCGGAAACAGCTATATGACGAGAAAGACCTCGCAGAGATGGTCGACCTCGACGCAGCTATCCGAGCCAAACTACTCACCTATGATCAGATCAAGGATCTCTATGGCGGTGGTGAAGAGGCAGACGATGGTGGTGGTAGCTCCCAGGGATCCTCCCCTGCGCCACGTACTCGCGAACGAGTAGCCGTGGACGATGATGCTGATGATGGTCTAGTCGGGGAAGATGAAGACGCGCCAAAGGCTCGTGTTCGTGAGACCGTGGAGGAAACTCCTGAGGAAACTCCTGCAGAATCAGGCGAAGAATCCGGCAAGTATCCCAAGGGTGCTGTCGAGTGCGATGCCTGCTGTGGGGAGAAAGTGAATCCGCGCGGTAAGGAGTGCGGTGTGTGTGATGGACAAGGGTATGTTGCGGGGGAGGATGACCTGCCGTTTTAGGGTCGACCTCTCATTGTGGAGGGGGAGGGTCGGATACTCCCCCTTCTTTTTAATCTCGAAAGGAAATGATTATGGGACGCACGAAATCACGCGAAAAAGAGGTCGCCCCGATGTGGGGAGGCAAGCAAGTGATCAGCACAGGTAGCACAATGCTCAACCTGGCACTCAGCGACACCCGGCTAGGTGGTTGTCTCGCTGGGACTGCAGTGAACATCGTAGGCACTAAACACGCTGGCAAGTCTATACAGGCTTTCACGATGGGCGCTGAAGTATGTAGTCGGATCGATATGAAAGACTGGCGTATCAAATTCTACAATCCAGAGAATGGGATTTTCTTCGACATCCGCCGTCTGTTCGGCTC